GTTTGGCAAAACGACCGCGTAGAAATTATCGCGAACGACCAAGGGAATCGAACGACCCCATCGTACGTCGCGTTTACTGAAAATAATGAACGTCTTATTGGGGAAGCGGCCAAGAATCAAACAGCCATGAACCCTAAAAATACAGTTTTTGACGCAAAGCGTCTCATTGGAAGAAAGTTTTCGGACCAACAAGTCCAAGACGATATGAAAGATTGGTCTTATAAGGTTATCTCTGGTGATGCAGATAAACCAATGATTGAAGTTGATTTTAACGGTGAAACGAAACAGTTTTCAGCTGAAGAGATTTCATCGATGGTACTTACCAAAATGAAAGATATTGCTGAATCGTATCTTGGTAAAAAGGTAACGGACGCTGTTGTGACTGTACCTGCTTACTTTAACGATTCTCAACGTCAAGCTACGAAAGATGCGGCGACAATTGCGGGCCTGAATTGTCTTCGTATTATTAATGAACCAACGGCGGCGGCTATCGCATATGGTCTCGATAAGAACAAAGATGACGATACGAACGTACTCATTTTCGATCTTGGTGGTGGTACATTCGATGTTTCTGTATTAAACATTGAAGGTGGTATTTTCGAGGTCAAAGCGACTGCGGGTGATACACATTTGGGTGGTGAAGATTTTGATTCAAGGCTTCTTCGACATTTTTCGGAAGAGTTTAAACGTAAACATAAGAAAGATATTTCTGGTAACCCACGTGCCCTTCGTCGTTTACGAACGGCGTGTGAACGCGCAAAGCGAACGCTATCTTCGACAGCGCAAACAACTATTGAAATTGATTCGTTATACGACGGTGTTGATTTCTATACATCCATTACTCGCGCGCGTTTCGAGGAACTGTGTATGGACTTGTTCCGTAAATGTATGGAACCGGTCGAAAAAACACTTCGAGACTCAAAGATCGATAAATCGAAAATCAATGAAATTGTTTTGGTAGGTGGTTCGACGCGAATCCCGAAGATTCAACAAATGTTATCGGACTTTTTTAATGGTAAAGAGTTGAATAAAACGATTAACCCTGATGAGGCAGTCGCATACGGTGCGACGGTTCAAGCGGCAATCTTAAATGGTGAAGGTAACGAATCTGTCCAAGATCTTTTACTTCTGGACGTGACGCCTTTGTCTTTGGGGTTGGAAACTATGGGTGGTATTATGACCCCGATTATCCCGAGAAATACGACTATTCCGTCTAAAAAGGAACAAATCTTCTCGACGGCACAAGATAATCAACCCGCTGTTACAATTAAGGTATATGAAGGGGAACGTAAGAAGTCTACTGATAACAGTTTACTCGGTACGTTTGATTTAACGGGTATTCCACCGGCACCGAGAGGATCACCACAGATTAATGTCCGATTTGATGTCGATGCAAACGGTATTTTGAATGTGAGTGCAGAGGATAAGGCGTCGGGTAAATCTGAAAAGATTACGATTACGAATGATAAGGGGAGGTTATCGAAAGAAGAGATTGAAAAGATGGTTCAAGACGCGGAAAAATACAAAGAGGATGATGAAAAGTATGCGAAGAAGATTGAGGTGAAGAATGGGCTCGAAAACTATTGTTACCAAATGAAAGAAATGGTCGAAAAGCTTGAAGGTGAAGATAAGGAAACAGTTGAAACAAAGGTTTCAGAAACACTTGAATGGTTAGACGCAAATCAATCCGCCGAAACGGAGGAGTTTGAGGCTAAACAAAAGGAAATTTCTGATGTATGTACTCCGATTATGGTTAAAATGTATGCAGATGAAAAAAAGGCTGAACCGGAACCAGCTTCATCTGAACCAACTATTGAAGAGGTAGATTAGAACCTAAGTAGTATAAAGAATATATCATATTTAATAATAATACAATGAACTACATTGCATGGGATACGGAGACCACTGGTCTCCCTATGGGTTATAAAAAGGCTACAACTGAAAATATCCATTTATACGACAAATGTCGCATGCTTACATTAGCATTTGTAAAGTATTCATCTAAAGGACGTGAATTAAGTTCTTATCATGGTCTTGTTTATCCAGATACATTTAACGTAACACAAGAGTCTACAGATGTTCATGGTATTACACACGAACACGCGTTACACAAGGGACAGCCATTTGGATACGTATATGCAGCATTTAAAGAAGCTGTTTCGAATACGTCTATATTGGTTGCACATAACAGTACATTTGATGAAAATTGTTTCTTTTCCGAGTGTTATCGAAGAGGGTTCAGTGTTGAACCATTTAAACACATACATTTTATAGATACACTCAAAATGGCACGTTCTGTTTTACCTGGATTATACAATCATAAACTTTTGACAGTGTATAAACACTATTTTGGTAAAGAGTTTGACGCACACGATGCCTTGAACGATTCGAGAGCGTGTGGTACTATATATCCTCTTCTTCGTGATAACGAGTTCAAAATGAAAGATGTTGGTATTGATAAAGTTATACTCAAAGCGAGTGATGTTGCTTCTATTATTGGTATGAATCCATATAAAAAACCAAAGGAAATCATTGATAATTTATGGGCTAAATATGCACCCGAAACGTTTGAGGGTCGAACGAAAGAACAGGAAGCATTAGATACTATTGAAAAATGTAGTGCATCAAAACTTTTGTTTAAAGATGCTGAAATGTATAAATCCATGAATAGTTCAGATATTGAAAGAAAATTCAATGCGGTTTCTAATCAATTACATACAAAATCAACACTTTCAGATAAGGATATAAAATTAGTAGAAGAACATCTCCGTAAAACATTATTTACGAATCATGGTACGAGACACGAGGAAATAACTGCCTCGAATTATGAAAATTTAAAAGAAGATAATACATTTTATAAATACGATGTATGTTCAATCGAAGGTACTATTTACCGTATATATGGATGTATAGATCGTATCAGGGATGATAAAACGATAATTGAAATTAAGAATAGGACAAGGGGTTTATTTAATCACGTTAGATTATACGAAGAAATACAATGTCAAGTTTATATGGAAATGTTAAATCTCGATAAATGTGAACTTATCGAACAATATAACGATAAACGTAAAACATATTTAATTTATAGAGACCAAATGAAATGGAAATCGGAAATTTTACCAGCACTCAAAAACTTTTGTGCTTATTTTCATTCAGAAATATCTAAATAGTTTGTAATCAGTATGACATATAAACTTTTATCACTTGCAACTTTAACAACCGTATCTTTAATAGGTTCCAGTGTGGGTACAGGTTTATGGTTAGCGGTTCATCTTGATATGATGGACCGTGAAACTAAAATATCTGGTAATACTAAATGTCAGAACTCCGTATACATGAAACCTGTTACAAAAGGGAACCAGGAGTAGTAACAATAAATTTAGGGAATAAAGATCTTAAAAAACATTTAATGGAACATTATGATTTAGTACGTCTTAAGGGGAACGTTTATATACCTAAGTCACCCCGTAACGATAAAATAATGGCAGTAAAGTTTTTTAATAAAAATAAGAAGCTTGCTAATATTCAGCAGGAGGCAAATAAATTAAAACACAGTCAAAGTGTTATTAATACAAATTCGAAAGGTCGAGCAATCGTTTATAAAAATCGTTCGTAATAGTATGTTGAGAACACCACTCGCGTCCCCTGTTATTCAAAGAACTTCTGTAAAGACTAAATCTTCTAAAAAAGATATTGAACGTATAGAAAAACGTATAGATACGATACGTTCACATTGCATACGTGCAGAAGGTAGAGAAGAAAAGGCCTACTATAAAGTTTTACAAGAACTTCATAAAGAGCATTCAGATGCCATTTCAAAGGTTAAAGAAAAACGGGGTGAATAGTATAATAATGTTTACAGTATCACGACCACGATTAGTTATTAAATGTAGTAACGATAAGAAAAAACCTAAATATACGAAATACAAAGATATTAAAAAAGCTTCAGAAAAAGAAATTAAATATTCAGAGTCGTGGTGGGATAATTTTAGTATGAAAGGCTTTTTAACTAAAATATTTGCACCAGACGGTGAAATCGATTACGAACATTTTAACAAAAATTCAAGATACGCTATTCGTATTGAGGAAAAGGATAAAAAAGAAGAAGATAAATAAACAATATTTCTATTGAAAACCGAATCAATAAAAATATCATAGAATAGTAGAGAAACCATGGCACCAACACCCATGAATATCAATAATAATATCAATAAAAATGGAAACGTCATCATGAAAGATGCTAATTTACCAAGAAAACAAATAAATTCTACACGTTCATCACCTATAAAAGAAACTGATTTAATCATAAAAGTTAAACTCCCAGAAAAAACCGTACAACAACTCAAGCGTATTATGTTAATTACTAACAGGAAAGGATATGAGTTTATGGGTACAATTGATATGAGTCGTTCAGTTAATAGAGATATAGTTTTTAACCCTCCTACTCGTCAAACAAGTGGTAATCGTGGTACAATTATTGGTAATTATAGCGCAATTGATGATGCTTATTTATCGTATCACAGCCATCCTGGTGTTGAGGGTTATTTTACACTTCCAAGTAAACAGGATTTGATAAGGTACATGGAATATTACCCACGAATGCAAGCTAATATAATTTTAGATCGTCACGGGTACTATGTTATAGACTTTATCGAAACGCGTAAGAATGATCGTCCCAATAAGAAATACGTTCTAAATGAATTTGAAAAAACTATGAATAAGAGCACATTTAAAAAGATTGAACACGTGATGCAAAATGCTATATATTATAAATCACATCTTGGAAAATGGAAAAAAATTATAGAAAAGGAGTTTAGTAATACAAAGGGTATTTCAATAAAGTATTACGGGTATAACCAAAGGGCTATTATAACTTTAGTGAATAAGGATTTGTTTCCAAAATATAATAATACCAGACCCATACGTTAAAAAAAATATTGCGATAATATAAAATAAATATGACGCCAAATAATTGGATGCTTGCGTTCGCCTCCGTGATAACATTTCTCATTTTGTTTAAAGTTACTGAAAAACCTTCATGTGGGTGCAATAAAAAATAATATTTTTACACACGAATGATCATCGTGAATAAAAATAATTTGACTAATTAGTTCTCTTTCTTTTCTTCTTCCTCTTTAGCTGGCTCTTCCATTTCAGCTTCTAATTGCTCCATATATTCTATGAGTTCATCCCGTGATTTATCATCTACTACACCATCTGCAAGTTCAACGACCAATTCTAATTTGTCAAGGTCCTTTGTAAGTTTTTTGGCCAATGCTCTTACAACATATGGATTTAATGGATCTGTTTCTTCGATATATTTAACGACCTCGTCAGCTGGTTTTGGTCCATCACCTTCTGCATTTTCACGTTTTCTAATGAATATGATCCAGATGGCTAATATAACCGAAAGACCTATTATTATCTTTAATGTCCTGGGACTGATATTTCTCTTCATTGTATGTTACAGTATACGAAGAAAAAATCTCTGGTACTTGTAAGATGTCAGAACAGGAAGCTCCTACGGCAGAATTCTGTAAAGATAATATAAATGATCCGCGATGTTCATGTTATAACGTTGCGGTTAGAGGGTGTGATACCGATCCGTCAATGGTAGGATGTGCTGAGGGGAAAGAATGGGCGGAACAGGTAATAAAGGGTATACCAATTTCGGATAAATACGATTCACAAAGAAGAGTAGCAACAACCGAATTGAATGCGCGTTTACACTGTGCCCCAGGTGTGTGTAATGGTTCAGATAAATATAAACCCGTTACTGAATTACAGGATTTAAACATGACAACGGATTGTAATTATCAGATAAAAATATGTGCTTCTGAAGTGGATATTGGTTTGATGACGGATTCAACTATGTTTGTTGAGTGTAATCTTAATGAACCTGCAAAGGAATATGTTAATAATATGTACCAAAACCCGAATTATAGAGATCCTAAAACAGCAGCAACTGTAGCAGCAGCACAGAAAATATATAGACAATCACTTATAGATGCAGCAGCAAAACAAGAACGTTTAAAGAAGGAGAAAGAGTTAATGGATGCACCTCTTTTTAATGTTACGAAAAATCAAAAGTATTTGATAATTGTAGCGATTATACTTATACTTTTTCTTTTTCTCGTTTTTTAATCTAGTGTTTATATAAGATGGCAGAAGAAGAAGCCCCTACAAAAGAATTCTGTGAAAAAAATCCTACAGATGAAAGATGTTCGTGTTATAATGTCGTATACCAAGATTGTAAAAAAAATATTACTGTGCCAGGGTGTGATAAAGCTATGGAATGGGTAGAGACGACATTGGAAGCTGTACCCGATACTCAGGGACCTCATAAAGCTGTTGCGAGACTCGAATTAATGGAACGTTTACACTGTCCCGCGCGCGTGTGCGTTGGAGCTGATAAGTATAAACCTAAAATTCTTGGTGATTTAAGAGGTGCGTCTCCGTGTTCGTTTAAATTGGATATATGTTTACAGGATGTAAATGTTGGGGGTTCAATTGATTCGGAGGTATTTTCAGAGTGTGCTCAAAATAAAAATTTTATAGGTGCAGATCCATGGGAATTGGAATTTGATGATACGGAACAGATTAAAGAATCTGCTACGTATATGCAAAATGCAGAAATTATACTTGAAGCTAAAGAACAACAAAAGAAAATGATTATAGGGGGTATAGTTGCATGTGTTATAATATTAGTTTTAGTATCAATAGTCTTATCAAAATCAAAAGCAAAACCTGTACCAGTACAACCTACAGTTTTTCCAAACACAATGTAGTTAAATAAAAATAATCTCTAATAATATAAATGGCAGATAATACCACAAAAATATTACTCCTCGTCGTTATATTAGTAGTTTTAGGGTATGCCTATCAACAACAAAATAGCGGTGTTGGAATTATAGGGGTTTCAGGTGAACCAGCCGAAAAGGCCGCTGAAAAAATAGTTAACCGAGATTGTTCGGGAACTGAATATATCGTACAAAAACCATGTTCTCGAAACGGTGTAGTGTTAGATGGTATGACAGATGAAACGAGTGGTGCTGGCTTTGAAACCCAAGTTTTAGATAAAAACCACGAAGGTTTCGTTCGACAATTGGGGGATGGTGTATGCCCACCAAAACTTGTTGAATGTAATGTAGACCCCCCTCAACCGTGTAGTGGAAACACGTGGTTGGATGCACTGTGTGTACGTCTCGATGCCGATGGTAACGAAGTTGTTTTGGAGGATGGTAATCCCGATGCGTGTGGAGATGGTATCATAAAACAAAGATTGGATACGAGTGCAGCTGATTATAAACCAGCAACTAAAGGGGGTTCGTGTACTTTTGAAAAGAGTGGTGCGTGTCAAAAAACGTGTCCCGAACCTCAACCACCTGTATGTAATTACCCAGTTTTGGGATGGCAATATAACGACCTTGGGTGTGTTAAAAGCCAGGACGATTTAACACCCGCTGAATGTGGTGAAACCGGCGTTATACAAAGATATAAAGCTTCGACCATGAATACCGAATACTGTAAAAATTTAACAGAATGGGTATCGTGTACTATGAAACCGTGCCCCCAAGATTGTGAAGGTGAATGGAGCGATTGGACGCCTAACCCAGATGCATGTGACGTACAACCTTCGGAATCTCGTATATATTCGATAACAAAACCATCAGTTGGTAATACCCAATTTGGGTATGGTAAACCATGTGAAGAAATCCACGATAAAGTAGAAACTCGATCTAGACAAGATCCTATTCAACCGTGTTGTACTCAGAACCACGACTGGGCACCAGCTTTCTCAGCACATGGTGGTACATGTAAACCAGATGGTACTGGTATATATGCACAAACAACTATAGGTAACTGTCCCGATGATGTTAAATCGGCATATAAGGCATGTTGTTGGGAGTCAGGGGATTGGAGAGATGTAGGAGAATGTCAAATGAATGGGAAACAGAAACAGGTACAAGCTACTACTGGTAATTGTATTGAAAGTATAAAAACTCGAGAAATAGATTGTTGTTGGAAAAATCAATGGAGCAATGTTGGAACTTGTAATTCAAACGGTGAACAGCCTCAGTCGCGTGTTGTAGCTGGTAGTTGTGAAGCCGTTACATACCCTAAGGATCCCGTTGCTTGTGCTGCAGCAAAACAAGTTAACAAAGAAGGAGTAAAAGGTGTTCGATACGTAAAGTTTGGATACAAAGACAAAATTAATAGCACATCAAGAGGAAACTTCTCAGGAGACGCATATCACGGAAAAGCCGGACAACCATTTGACAATTATTTAAACATCGGAGGAATTGAAATATATTCAGGAGGTGTAAATGTAGTGAAAAATTGGGATCGGGAACCCGAATTATTGAAAGGGGTTACCGTGGATTCCGAATTTGGCCATGGTGACCCCACAACCGGCCAATATGGCACTGCGAGATTATTTGATGCGGATAACGTCACTATGTGGCATAGTGGTGACTCTGCCACTACTGACAGTTATTTTCAAATCGATTTAGGTAAAGAGTATACGATAGATGAAGTAAAAGTGATTAATAGACAAGATTCTAATGACCCGAGAGACCCATGGCATCAGCGTTGGCAAGGCGCAGTTCTTGAACTTTTGGATTCCAGTAAAAGTGTGTTAAAAACGGGTGAAGCTATAACTGCTACTGATACAGCCAATAAATCTAAAACATATAGATTTGCAATTAGTCCAGATACTCTAGCTAAATTAGAGGATATTCTGGATGTAGTACCAGAAGACTTATCAACTATGTCTAATAATACATGGATGCAAGTAGAACCCGCGTGTATGCACGGCGACCCAGTCGATGAGCAGTCAACGTCAAGGACTGTGCCGTGTCACTATGTAGGTTCTTGGGAGGCATGGGGATCATGTAATGGACAACATAAATATAGACAACGTAAAGTCGTCAACTCACATCTTATACACCCAACACATGGTACGAATACACCGGCACAGGAGCGGGCGAATTGTAAAAATTGTAAAGGTGAATGGAGACAGGAGTATGAGAGTAAACACGGGAGGAGTCATAGAAGGAATAGACATAAACGTGCCGACTGGCAAAGGTTTTACAAGACGCAAGAAGAATCGGGTGGTGGTCATTGTAGTGGATTGCCAGCACATGGTTCATATAGAAAAACCGATAACTACACCCCATGCGGTCATACCCACAACGAAGATGGCCAGTGTGGATTTCGATATGCGAGTTGGAAATGGATGGAAGCAAACTATAATAATAACGCTGTCGTAGAGACCGTATATAGTTCCGGTTAAAAAATTCACTCTTTTTCTTCGGGAAATTAATTAAAATATATAAGTATAGTAATATAAACTACATGTCTTTCTATAAAAAAATTACTAAAAATATAAATGTAGTATTATCAATAAGCGTATTGATAATTATATGCGTTTTTGTATACAAAAATACCAAAGAATTCGCAGAAGGGGACTCAGAAGAGAAACCAGAAGAGAAACCAGAAGAGAAACAAGAAGAGAAACCAGAATGTGAATACCCAGATGATTTATGGCTTGAAAAACATGAAGGTCAATGTGTAGTTTCATTTGATGATGAATCAATTGTACCATGTCGGAATTTAGAAGATATCGATGGTGATGGAAATAGCAAAAAGGATAGGGATGCAATGGGTGTGAGATTATATATTAATAAATCACTCACACCAGAAACATGTCCTCAAAAAACAAAACAAGAAGAATGTAAACATTTTACAATGTGTCCACAAGATTGTACAGGTGCGTGGTCGAAGTGGGGAGAATGTATAGAAAAACCATGTGGAGAACAACCATCAGAATCTAGATTTTATACTCAACATACCCAAGTGCGTTTTGGAGGTAAACCATGTCAATTTAAGACTAAACAAGAACAGAAAAGAAAATGCGGTGAAATCGTTAAATGTGATGATGCTTAATAGAAAAAAATATCCACCTTTATTAATAGACGTTATGGCTTCGTATATTAATAAACGTACAATTATAACATTTATAACTATATTTATACTTTTAACCTTGATATGTGTATCCATAAATAGAAAATCGTATGCGGGTGCAAATGAATGTAAATATCCAGTAGAAAATTGGAAAAGGGATGACGTAGCGAACGGGTGTTATGCAAATAAAGATGACGATAATTTAGTTGATGCTTTATGTGGTAAGAAGGGGTATATGAAACTAGTTAATAAATCACTCACACCAGAAAAGTGTGAACCTAAAGGTATGTGGCGCGATTGTATGCAGGAACCATGCTCCCTTGATTGTGAAGGTGATTGGAGTGATTGGAGTGAATGTGAAGGTGAGTGTGGTACACAACCTACACAATCTAGAACTTATTTATGGAATGATATGGAACAAGAAGCACTGAAACAAGGAACAACTACTGAAAGTGGTTTTAATGGAGCACAATGTCCTTTTAAGGATAACGAAGTTGAAACTCGAAATTGTGGGGTTAAAAAAGAGTGTACAAAGTAGAATAATGATTTCTGGTATACATACAACGCCGATATATATAGAAGGAATTGGAGATGATAAAAAAGAAAGTATAAAAAAATTTTTATATAAGATAAATTTTGGAATTTCAGACGAATGGGCCGAAACAGAATGCATGACAACTGCAGCACATGGGTCTACACATGTTATAGATGGAGAAGCCGATGTTATTTTTAATAAATACGGACTATTTATATACGACCTTGTAATTGATAAAGCACATAAATTTTTAGAACAATTGGGTATAAAAAATTTAAAACTGACTGTAAATAGCTGCAGAGATAAAGAATGTAAAAACTGTGCTGAAATGTGGGGTAGTAAATATACTAAAGGGCATTACCAAGGAATACATAATCATGTAGATAACGGTGAACTTTTTAGTTTCGTCTATTTTGCAAAATATGATCCATCTAAAGACGCCGATCTTATTTTTGTTAAAGATATGACAATGGCTAATGCGAATGGATATCTAACTACGGAAATAAATGAATATAAAGAACTTGAAGATCATCCAGCATTTTCAAATCATGTTTCATTAGATGTTAAAGAGGGGGATTTAGTTATATTCCCGAGTTATTTAGATCATTTTGTAGAAGAACAGAAAACTGAAGGTCCAAGAATAACAATAGCAGGTAATTTATATAAAGATATAGAGGAACGTACAGGAAAATGTAAAAAAGAGCCAATTTATATTACACCATCAGGGGAAAAAATTAAATTAACTTCCAATGAGCGATTGTACCGTCCTATCGGTCAAGACGGAATACCAGATTTTTTGAAATCTCACACTGGGCAGACAATTCTTCCTTTTCAACGTAGTCATACACAGTTTATGGAAAGTCGTAAGCAAAAGGGTGATACACCCATTCAACACAAAAAATGATGTGAAAAATAAAGGATTAAAATATTTTATTATAATAAAAATGGATATATCTAATAATACTATTTTTATTATTATAATAATATTGTTTTTGGTATATTATATTTACAATAATAATACTAATACAAACAGTGTTAAATTTGTAGAATTGATAAAAGAAAGTGAACGTATGGAGAAGGAGAAACGTAAACCTATTTTTATGAAAAACTGTTTTAATGCACATCATAAAATTACGTGGAGTGATGCCATAAATGAAATAGAACGCGGGTATAAAAGTGATAGTACGGAACTTATACGCGATAAAAAAAGTGATGCGACTCCACCAACGTTTTTTTGTAATGACGTTCATAATACACCCTTTACCGGTATAGTAAATGCCATGAAAGAAGTTTATAATTTAAAGCCATACGATGATGTACACTTTTATATATCAATGAGTGAAAATAGTCATACACATGGAAGACATAACGATGACGAAGAGGATGTGATAATTATTTCTGCTATTGGTACTGTTTCATATAAATTTGATGATGGAACTAAACATACACTTGAACCAGGTGATGCCTTGTATATACCAAGGCTTATTTATCACGATCCAGAGACACATGGTCCTCGAGTTACACTAAGTATTGGGTACTATGGAAATTATTGATTATATAAAATATTTGGTTATTAATAATACGAAATGAATAAAGTATTTGTTCCTAATATTCCTAAGGTATTACCAATTACTCGTATGATCCGTGATAATACTTTTATTAGAGATGTATTAATTTACGATGAAAATAAAAGAGTAGCACCCCGTTTAAGTTGGTATGACCCATATGATAAGTCGTGGATACCTAAGAACTGGTTTCAGGATGGTTTAGCAGCTGATATGAAATATTATTTTCCTAAAACACCTCATTCGTGAGACTAACATTTCAATTCTTTAAAAAGTATACTAATACTATAAGTATGATAATCAAAACATTCTTTATAGTATTAGGGTTGGGTTTATTGATTAGTAACAAATCTGAATGTACATTAGACGATTTTAGATGTCGAGAAAATATACCATCCATGTTACGTATCCACCCGGACAGTGAAGAAAAATAAGATTTTAATTTTTATAAAATAATTTTTTGACACGTTCTTGGATTTTAACTTTTTCGTCTTTTCTCTGTTTATCTATAGTCTGTTTTATATCTTGAACAAATGGATTAAGATTTATTATCTTTTGCATTTTTTTACGTTCTAAAACACCTGCAACACACAATTCTTGCCATTCATGTAATGTAATTACCGATTCTTTTAATTCGTCTAACGTTTTCTCTGTTTTGTATAGAATACGTTCCTTGAGTTTTGGATCCGCTGCGCGCATTAAATAATACGTCATTGCAGTGACATCATCATGTGTAAATGTTTCTGTATTATCACTACCTGTACTATTGTTATCTTCATGTTCACTTGTGTAAGTTTTCGCGAAACAGTTTTTGACAAGATTTCTGAGTTCCTCGAAGTCTAAATCACCTTTACCGTCATCGTCGGCTTCTTTAAAGACTTTAGATGCTACACACGCTTGTGCGGCATATTGAGCAGCCTCATTAACGGGGTCAAATTCTTCTTGTATTATACTTTTATAAACTGGAGATATGTCACCCATTAAGAACTTTGCAACGAATCCTACAATGGATGATGCAACGCCCAAAAGAACCAAACCGGATGTCAATTGAAGGAGAACGAAAACGTAGTTAACTTCACCAACAATACCACTTTGTTGTATATCTATAAGTATACCGTACCTGTAAAAATCGACATATATACCATTGGGTTGACCCGTTGTTAAATTGACTGGATTGTTTATGTCAAACATAGTAACATTTGGTAATTGTTTGTAGTATATTTCGTCACCTTTTGAAAACCATCCTATTTTTGGTTCAACATTAATTATAGCATATGTATCTTTACTGCCTATGTTTATGTTATCTTTGTGTAAGTTGTAATTGTGGTATTTAACTTTAATGTTTAAACGTACACCACTTGTTCTTAAATATGGATATTTATCTATATCATCTCCAGCACCGTTGAAACCGGCAATGTCATTAGCGAATTCGGGTGATTGTTCATCTAGGCGTTTATCGAGCTCTACACCCGCGATATCTAACCATTCGGATATTTTGAGTCTAACTGATTCACCTTGGTCGAACGTGTATAGATTTTCATCAGAACCTTCTTTTCTGATATATGTTATTGGTTTTGGACCCGAATCTATTGACGAGTCGAAATAGTGATTGAATGCGAATATACTATCTTCTATACCAACAGCTAAGAAGTTGGCTTCCATTGTGTGAATACATTGGTCCATAATGAGTTTACATTCTTTGATACCATTTGGTTCCATGAGACACCCCGTTTCTGGTTTAGTGTATCTTTGTCGAAGTGTTTCGGCGATATGTGTTGTGAAAAACATGACATTACCCGTGGGTAATTTTGATATTAATTCAGCACCTGTGTAGTACGCACATATTGGTATTTTATAATACCAATCAGCCGAATAATTAAACGCATAATTTACGAGATTATCACAAAAAGATGGATTATTATTGTATATAGCAAGTTGTTTATCATTATATTCCGAACCTCCAAGTCCCCATGAACTTACAACACCGGTTGGTACTTCACGTTCGATATATGTTTTTTCATTGAATAGAGAATATATAACCCATATTACAACTAAAATTTGTAATGCATAATTTAATAACGCGAGTTTCCAATCGCGTAGTACTGTGAGTTTTTCTGTTCTGTATGTCATGTTCATGACATTGCTCCTAATCCATTTCCAAGCTGGGTTCAGCCTGGATTTCATTCTAATATTATAAACGGGGATAAAAAAATGTGATGGTAATTAAATGGAGATATTTGAAAACCTGAAAAAAATATTATTTTTTCAATGGTCAGTGTATGGTATACGAAAGTTTATTTTAGAATTACATTACATTAATTAAATTTAATCAGGTGGTGGTGTATATACACATTTTAAAAATAATAAGTATCCACTGAAACACGCACTAATGGTAGTTGAAATAGCTATATGTAATATTTTATTATGAAAAGAGTAAATTAAATACATTAATAAACCTGTTATATTTAAGACTATAAAGGATGTACTGATATCTTCGACTTTTTTAGTTACATGTATTTTATATATCTGTGGTAATAGATTTATAGTTAATAACGTGCACCCTATCCATCCTAAAATATCAACGATATGCATGTTATATTAAGTGTATATTTGTATTTTATGACTTTGCCTAGGTATGGCCGCGAACCTTAAATTAAAAACATAGAACACTTTTTAAAAAAAATATAACATACACAATGTATGTCTAAATCAAATAGAAGACGGTTTAATCCCGTCGTTGGTATGAAATAGACATACATCCTCTATCCTTTATAATTCGGATTTTGGTATCCAATTTCATTAATGTGAAAACTCAGGCCATCGAAATTTATGGAACCAGGTATATTATTTGAGAAAATCTGATTTTTAAGGTATCTATTTTTTACCTTTAATTCTTTACAGTCTGCTTCAAGTCTTGCATTTTTCCAGAATAGTTCTTCTTTTTCTTCTAAAACTTTCGTCATCAATATTTTCATTTTTTCTAATTGAAAACGTGAAGTCATATTTTCATCTATCATGGAATTTACAATATATTCCATTTCGTGTTTATGTTTATTCCCCATAATTTTATAAAAAATATTTAAATTTTATAAAACTTAGGCGTTTTTTACTAAATTATTTTCTTAGCTATATATTGAGAGTGAAAAATGTGTCATAATATACCCAAACCCTAATTGAAAACGAGAAATAGGTCACAAAACCCTAAAATAATAGTGAATTTTGTGACCTATTTCTG